ACCACCGAGTGGTGTGTTCGATCACATCCTGTGTTACTAATAGTAACGGTTACCGAGCTAAATTATCCTCGGGTCCATCTGGGTGTTTAGAGAACCCCAGATCTGAAGGTGGTCAAACCGCCTATCTCTCGGAAATATGCCGAGATTCCCATATTAATGGGGAGTTTTCCCTCGAAACCTTAGAGTTCAAGGAGTACGATCGTCCAAGACGACCTAGGACTGCATTTGATGTGGTCCAGTGGGCTCTCTCAAGAGTGCTTTCGCCTGACCCTCTAGTTAGGCTTCTATCCCGGACAGTCCGGGTTCACTCGGTTCTCGAACCAAGTAAGGCACGAATTATTACCGTGCCCTCAATTGCACATACAATAGTTATGCAAATATTTGCCCACATGTGGACACCCTGCTTGAGAGATCGAGCAGTAATGTCGGGATTACACTCGACAGATCACTTATGGAATTTTCTCCGTAAGGACTTAGATCCTAATGATCCAATATGGCAGGAATTAAATTCTGACCATTTGTGGGCTTTGTCCACTGATTTGTCCGAAGCTACGGACTATGGTAACATTTCTGTTGCCAGGCAGTTATGGAATTCTTTAATCCATTACTCAAGCCGAATATACGGCTTTCCAGTTGCTTTTGCAACCTTAGCTAAGACTATGTATCTTAGACCTCGACCCCTGATAAATAAGGGTCGTATCATCGGTGTTAAGCGCCGAGGATGGCTCATGGGAGATCCCATGACGAAATTGTTGCTAACTATGGCACAATTGTATTGTCTGAGGACGTCCTCAGTCAAAGTTGCCTCCATTGTAGGAGATGACCTTATTGCAATGCATGCAAGTAAGGAAGCGTTACGAGATTACTCTAAAACGCTAGTCCTTTTGGACTTTCAAGTGTCAGAGAGTGACACTTACATAAGCGATCGCATTATGTATTTTTGTGAAGAAGTTTCACAAGTGCCATACAAGGCATCTAGGACACTTAGTGTGGCCTATAGGAGGAATCATGATTTCCTCCCCTACGTGGATTATCCACGATTAAGGTTAATTATACCGACTACTCCAGATATGGAGCGCTCCTCCTATTCACATTTAGGGAGGTTCATGCTTTTAGGAAAGCAATTAAAATGGTGTACAGGTTTGTCACCAGGCGCATCTATGATGATGAAGGTTGCAAATCTATTGCAACATCTGTTGGTTCCAAAACCAGCAGAAGTTCTCTGCCCGTGTCTACCGGTAGAGGTTGGGGGTGATAATTCTTTCCCCAATTCTCCAAGTATGTTCTTGGATATGATCGAGAGATCTCGATTTATCAGTCCCGTTGATCGGGGCCCGGAAATAGTTTTCCGAGTGAGATGTCTATTGAGACACTCAAGGCACAACAGATATGTTATGTCTAAGAGATCTACAAATCTCACACCGCATAAGTTTGCAGTCTTGCGACCTATTTATGATGAATTTAGGTCTTGGCTTCCACCAGAAGCCATTATTGTTGGTACGAACCAATATCACAGGAATCTTCTTTCCTGTATGCCGCGATTTTTTGCGGATCCCTTAACACAAGTGTTAAGAGTTGGTAAATCTTTATTTTACCGAGAAGTCCTTAGAGGACGTAATCCCAAAGAGTTAGAACTCAAATTGGGTTGGGAGAGTGATAATTTTCACTCTACTGGGGGTGTCTACACTCCCCTCACCTTAGGTGAGGCCACTGACTTTATGGAGCAGTGGCGTCGTCCGGGATTTTCTTTCCGGAATGAACTACCATATTTGGTAGATACCGAGAGGCTTATGCCTTTCGATTACCTAAATTTAGGTTTGAGGTTTACCTCTCGGGGTATTCAGCCCCCCGAATATGAAGAATATATTAGTTCAAATGCATCAATTATGATGCAAAGCGAGGATTTAGTCCTCGATGCATTGAGATCTGGAAGATCAGACCTCCCTCAGGCGATCTTAGATCGCCTCCCCACTTTCTTGGAAAGTGATAACCTCATACTTTGGCAGTTAGAGGAACAGAAGATTGATATATCTTCAAAGGTTCTTTTGATATCAAAAGATCTTCGTCTTGCGGAAGAGATTCGCAGACGTTTTAAGCTGGTTCATCCAGTTTGGGCGATCGATCCGTCCCTATGGCTCGTTGGTCGAGCGTATGAGTTGCCAAATATTGACGACTTTATCCAGGTCCAAGATCCTGGTGCTATTCTATACTCAGATGTTACTGAGTGGGAAGACGGAGTTCATATATCCGGTGAGGACATTTTTGATTGTCCTATGAGGTTCCGCATTAAACGCGGTTGTGTTCAGATTACAACTGACACTTCAGGACTCGAATACGAG